TATGGGATATAAAAAAAATGGTTATGAGGTAGATGTAGAAATGCAAGGTTATCATGCATGGTCTTCTCACTTAATGGAAAAAACTTGGTATAAAGATAACTATAAACTTCAAGACACATTTGATACACATTGGCATAAATTAATAGGAGAATGGAACTAATGAGAGTAAGAGAACTACAACAATATTTGGGTAAATTTACAAACAATGAAAAAGGTACAGCAATATCAGATTGCCCTATCTACATTGAGACACAAGACGGACATTTAGAAGAGATTAGAAAAATTGAACTACAAGAAAATCAAATACTAGGTGCAGCTGAACCAGCTAGAATAGTTTTTAAAAGTGAAGGTATTCAAAGATGGAGATCACCTACATATAAACAGAGTTAAGAGGTTCCTAGGGAACTGGGGCTGAAGGGAGACTAGAAGCCCCATAAAATAATTAATTTAAAGGGTTGACATTAATATATTATCCTATATATTCCTTATTAACTCAATTAATTAATTTGCAAATTAATTAATCTTTGTGGCTGAACAACGCTTAAGCGGGTGTAAAGCACAGGACCGGAGGGTTAGGGCCAACTGGCTTAAGACACCGGAAGTGGTTGTAAGTACCGACCAAACCTCTAATTAAATTAGAACTTGGACGCTTCGGGAAAGCTTGTAGGTGACCTACCAAGGTAGCCCTACCAAAGAGAGTTATTAACTAAATAGAAAGAAGAAATAATATGCCTAAAACAAATAAAAAAGTAATTAACATAGCTCCTAAAGCTGATCATGATAGTGTTTATGTATTTTATAATAACTTGTTTGATTTTAATCTGTTTATCAATGCTAGAGGTGCTGACGATGCCATGGAGAAATTTGACCAGTGTGGATTTGCTCATAGAGGTCAATGGAAGATCATGATGGAGTTAGCGCAGCAACCATCCGAGGGTCCTAGTAAATAATGGAGTATTTTATTATAGCTCTTATAATGGCTATTGTTATTGTTCGACTATACGCGGACCGAGATTAGAATTATTCTAATGTAATTATGGCGGAAATAGGACCGCGGAGCGTTTTACGCGGGTTTTCGTGTCTGTGCCAGCATAAGAGAAATATTGGGGGCATTAGTTTTTTTTTCCATCAAAAAAAAGTCGGTGGCACAGTGGCACAAGGGGTGTTTTTGACTTATTAGTGTTGATACTATTGATTAATAGCTGTGCCATTGCTCTGTTTTATGGTGGCACACCGTGGCACAGATGTTCATTATACGCCATTTCTATGTACTTGGGGCAGAAAAATATTTTTGTTTTCAAAAAAAATAAATTTGCCTAAATATTTCTCTTATAGTAAAAGTGGTTATGCCAAAAAAGAAGTCAAGAAAAGTTGACACCTATGTCAAATCAAAAACTATAAAAGAAGCTGTTAAGTTTCCATACTCTAGATATAGAATAGAATGGATTGACATTATCACTGAAGGCGGCTGGGGTTCTGAACGTGAGTTTAAGAACATGAAACTAGCTACACCTATTAGTGAGGGTTGGTTGTTTTCTAAAGATGATGAGACTGTTAAGATCTTTGCTGGCTATGATGTTGAGGAAGATGGCTCTATTCATTTTTCTGAAAGATCAGTATTTCCTACTTCTTGTGTTAAGAAGATGATAAAACTTCACTAATGAAAAAAAATCCTACACTTACAAAGAACATGCCTTATGTCAAAACGAATCTTATTCCACCAGTTAAAGGACCAGATCCACAAGGAATTAATGCACCTGTTCAACAGCCAAAAAGATTTAAAACTATCCTTACTGTTTCAAAGCCAAAAGTTTAATTTAATTTTTTTATATTTTTTGGTAAGTCAGATTCTTCTGATACTATGTCTGTTGATGTACCTTCTATAATATCTTTGTGATCTCTTAAAATATCTTTCATTCTAGACTCTAACTCTTGCTCCGATAGGTTATCTATACTGCCAGTCATAATTAGTTTCTGATCTACATACAATCCGCCGGCCTTACCTCTCGCTACCTCTGCATTGGTTGCAGCACTCCAGGCGCCTTTAGCTCTGGCGTCGTCTCTAATTTTTGCAAGTTCTGTAATGTGTCTCTCAAATGTAATGCCGTATTTCTCCTGCACCTCTGCTCTTAACTCTCCTATGTATCTAACTACTAATGGAGATATTTTTGGGTTTCTTAACTCACTAGCTGCTTGTCTAGGTCGAGTCTTATATCCTGCTTCCTTGGCACACTCGGCCGGAGATAGTCTGCCTTCGTTATAAACTAATAACTCTGCAAATTTAATTTGTCTTTCAGTTAATTTTGCTGGTACACCCATAACTTGACTTATAACGTAAGTAGGCGTACAAGTCAACCAGATGAGAATGATTCTAATATTAGTATTTATATTACTTTCTGGATGTGTAAAAGATTTTGATTTCAATCCAGCAACCACAATAATTAAACAAATTTACAAGGCAAATTACGATGAAAAAAGAGTCCGACCTTTGGAAACTTTTAAAGAAAAACACACCCGAAATTAGGTGGACAAGACTAGAGTCTTGGTCATCCTTTGGTACACCGGATCTGTTGGGATACCACGATACTTGTGGTTTTTTTATGGTTGAGCTTAAGTTAATTCATGACAAAAAAATAAGGTTTAGTCCACACCAAATACTATTCCATTCGACCATGACAAAACGTAATTTCATACTTGTCGGACAAGGCCAGGCCGCCGGCCCTCGGTCCATAAAACTTTATGGAAGCTCCTCGATCCTCGGACTGCTTGAGGACTTGCGTGAAGTCACGCCTGTGGCCCAGGATGATTGGGCCCATATCAATCGCTTGTTGATTGACGCTTCTTGCTCGTGACCCGAGGCTTGCTGGCTCGCTCGCTCGCTTGCTCGTTGCCTTGCTCGCTCGCACGCTCGAGCGCTTGTTGCCGCTTCGCGCGCTGTCTAAATTCTTCATAAAATTTCGGATGTTTAAAAACGTGCACTGTTAATGTTTACCGTAGCACACGTTATTAATTGATCGGTCCCAGCAATTACGACAATCCCCGCAGGAATTGTTTTGTTTGGGAGCCGGGCAGGTTGAACCCTGCCCGCTTGTCACGGTAGAAGTCCACGGCCAAAAATTAACTGGGCCCTGGTCCACCATGTGAGAAGACATTCTAATTATTAAATTTTTTGGCACCTCTTCAGGCTTAACTTGTTTTAAGAATTGCGCCTCCCGGGTCGGCATCCAGTGTTTGGTTTCAGGTGTTAGCTCGCACACTCTAAAAATTTTGTATAAGTGTTTCATGTCCTGGATGTCTCCGGCGTCGTGCCATCTAAAATATTTTTGCCTTATGATTTGGGCCACCATGGCCGCGATCCATTTAGTATCTTTAAGCGCTTCGAGTCGCACGTATTGCGCGGCTTTAATTGCTTTGTATCTTGTGTAATTTCCTTTTAATGCATAACAGGAAGCGCAAACGCTGCCTTTAATTTTTCGGAGCTTGCTGCCTGTTTTACATTCCCAGGCCGGCAGGCTATAGGATAGACCCGGCATTTTACTTGTCCGGGTCAATGATCCTGTTATTTTTTTAGCGTCTGTTACTTTCATGATGTCAATAAATGATGAAGCACTAAAACAACCTCAACTATTATTATAGTTTCAATTAATCCCATTATGCCTCCACTTGTTTAATCTTATCAACATCCGCCGCCGCTTCATCACCAGGCGTCATTTGATAACGTGCCATAATCTTGGCCATTATGTCTATATCTTTTTCAAGTCTATCAATTCTAGTAGATTGTAAATCAATAAAATTTTTTAAAGTTTTACTAATATCTAAAAGTGACCTGATTGTGTCTGTTGTGTCTTTACTCATATTCTCGCTCCTTGGTTATAGTTTGCGCTGGTTTGAGTTTTTTAAATCCGGATACCAGCAAACGGGATACATGATTATAAAATTTATAAGGCGGCCTGCAAGAGGCGGCAATTTTTAATAGAATAACCATATATATTAAATAACATATATTCCCATATACTCAAGTAATTAAATCAAATAAATAAAAATAAACTTCTTGACAGTTGTGGGATTATCTGCTACCCTTGGTCGGTGGTTGGGGATGGTGGTTATAACCTACCATATTCCTGTTCTCGGGCGGGCCCACCCCAAAAGAGAAAAAATAAATAAATAAAAGATTTGACAGCTTTTAATTATACTGATATAAATTCCCATAATATAAATAAACAATAGGAGTGAGAATGAGTAAAGCAATGACAAAGTATCAACTGGACCATTTTAGATCCAAGGTAAAAAGACAGTTTAACCCACTGATCCAAGATCAGGAATTATTGGTTAAACAATTCACAACCGAGGCAACTGATAAGGCGGTCCACAAGCTATCTAAAAAGATTGGCGCTGATACAATTATCAAAAAGTTTAGAGAAGCGGAAACCATGCTAGAAGAGGCAAGGGCAACAGCTCTAACTTTTTTTGAAAAAAAGAAGCCTAAAGATCAAGAGCTGGATTATAAATTTAGCAATCCTAACTCAAGATATTCGGACAAGATATCATTGTCCGATTGTGAGGACCAGTTAAGAGAATGGGCCGCCGCTTTAGCTGTTAAAGAAATAGAGAAGAGACCGGAAGGCGCTAAACTTAAACAGTTAAGGGACCTAAAAGAGAAGGCCCTGGATACTGTTATGGAAGCAGGAACGCCGGACAGCTTGGCCATTGCATTGGACCTAGTAAGTAAGAAGATCGGAATGAATTGGGATCAGGATTTAAAGGCCCTGCCCAGTGTAAATTAAACGATTGACAACATGGGACAATCTATGTTAGATTGTCCCATAACAAATAAAGGAGTGAGAATGACACAATTAGAACTAAACTTAAACGACGACTGGCACTGCTCAACGTGTGAAGAGTTTACTAAACCTGATGAGTGGACAGACTTTGATAACAGGGTCTGTATTAACTGCGCAAGTGAGGCCGACGCCGACGCGTGGGAGGACTACTGCCAACGGAAGGCGGATCTATAATGTAGGTTGTATGCACTAACTGCATACACTACATGTAGTGTGTCAAGTATTATCTATACATAGGGCCATATTCCTGTGCACGGGCGGGCCCACCCCAGATCCCTGCGAACGGGCGGGTCCCTCCCTAACCGAGGGGTCCCTAGGTATGTCAACGTATATATACAAAACAAACCCCCATACACCCTTTTTTAGGGCTAGCAAAATAGTTTAGTATATAGAGTTGGATTTAGACATAGACATGGTATAAAACCAAAATGAGAATAAAAAGGTGTTAAAAAATATTATAAAAAAATATTACAAAAATTTTTATGGATGAAGATAAGTTAAACAGATTACCACCCGATGTTAAGAAACAATTTTTAAAGCTTGCACTAAAGCTTTCTGAAAAAAAAACCAAGTCAAAAGTCCACGATGACTTTATGACTTTTGTTAAACATGTTTGGCCAGAATTTATAGAAGGTAAACATCATAAAGAAATTGCAGAAAAATTTAATCAAATAGCACGAGGCGAGATTAAAAGACTTATTATAAATATGCCACCCAGGCATACTAAATCAGAGTTCGCGTCCTTCCTTCTACCCTCTTGGATGGTAGGACGTAAACCAGATCTAAAAATAATCCAGACGACCCACACAACAGAACTCGCGATCCGGTTTGGACGTAAAGCTAAAACTCTTATGGACTCACAGGAATACAAACAAGTATTTAAAACTAGACTACGAGAGGACAGTCAAGCAGCTGGTAAGTGGGAAACTGAACAGGGCGGTGAATATTATGCAGCTGGTGTAGGATCTGCAATCACGGGCCGTGGTGCGGATTTACTTATCATCGATGATCCTCACTCGGAGCAAGATGCACTTAATATGTCTTCGATGGAACGTGCTTATGAATGGTATACATCTGGTCCTCGTCAAAGGTTGCAGCCCGGTGGAGCGATAGTCGTTGTAATGACTAGATGGAATATGAAAGATCTAACAGGAATGTTATTAAAATCACAAAAAGAATTAAAATCTGATCAATGGCACATCATTGAGTTTCCAGCAATACTACCAAGTGATAAACCCGTATGGCCAGAGTATTGGAAGTTAGAGGAGCTCGAATCGGTGAAGGCCAGTTTAAGTGTTGGTAAGTGGAACGCGCAGTGGATGCAAAACCCGACCTCTGAAGAAGGATCATTAATCAAACGTGAATGGTGGCGGAAATGGGACCGCGATTATATTCCAAAGCTAGAACATATTATACAATCTTATGATACAGCTTTTCTTAAAAAAGAAACTGCCGATTATTCTGCAATCACCACCTGGGGTGTATTCCATGAATCTCCCGATAGTGCTGCAAATTTAATATTACTCGATGCAGTAAAAGAACGGTTAGAGTTTCCAGAACTACGTAAACTTGCTAAAGAACAATATGATTATTGGAGGCCCGAGACAGTAGTTGTTGAAGCTAAAGCTTCAGGACTACCACTAACTTATGAGTTGCGAAAAATGGGTATACCTGTTATAAATTACACTCCTAGCAAAGGTAATGATAAACATGCTAGAGTTAACGCTGTGTCACCACTCTTTGAGAGTGGCCAGATTTGGGCGCCGGACGAAAAGTTCGCAGAAGAGGTGATTGAAGAGTGTGCATCATTTCCTTATGGAGATCATGATGATTTGGTGGATAGTATGACACAAGCGGTAATGAGATTCCGACAAGGAGGATTCGTTAGTCATCCAGAAGATGAACAAGACGAAGTTTCAATACCACACAACAGGACTTATTATTAATGGACGAAAATTACACAGAACCAGATTTATCAAAAATTGTTAAACAACTTATGGATGAAGAAGGCTATGAGTTTGGTGAAGCTGTAAAAAAAGCAATGGAGATGGGTTATAGAGATGGCGGCCTGATGGTTGCTATACAAAAATTTAATCAAGGTGGAAATGTAATTGATTCAAGAGCAACAACTCAAGATTTTACAAACGCATTAAGAAAGGTAAGTGCAGGCACAACTTATCAACAACAAGCTGATGCTAAAAGATATGCAAGAAATCAAGCTAATCAAATGTTGACTAACACTATGAGATCCGGAAATCAGGCAAATATTCAAAACCTGCTTCAACAAGTAGGTGGAATAACATCAATACCAGGAATGCAATTTAATAGAAGTGGAAATAGTGTAACAAGTATTCCAGCTACAGGTTCTGGCAGAGATAAAATTTTAGATGCAATGGCTAATCAAATGTTAAGCACTACTTCCTATGGAGGAAGTGGTGGCGTCGGGGCTCCAAGACAAAAAAGTGCTTTAGAATTAAAGATAGAAGAAAACAAAAGACTTTTTGATAATTATACTAAAAACAATCCAGCTACAATAGATCCAGCTGCTGCACTAGGCGGTCCAGGACTAATGAAAACTGGTGCCCAATTAAATACAGGTACATCAATACCTGAACCAGCGTATATGAATAAAGATTTATTGAGCCAACTTACAATGTTAACTCCGGAAGAAGCTTTTGCAGGGGAGACATTTGACACCTTAAGTGATTTAGATCAGTATAATTTTGCACAAGCTTTTACTCAATTTCAACCACAGTTAAGAGATTCTAGTTATGTTTCTCCATATGGTCCTCCAGGAGATCAACAAATATTTAATAGAAGATATGGTATTAGAGACGGTGGAATGGCAGGTGGTAAAACTTATCATCAGTTTCATGATCAGTATGTACCAATAGATGAAGAGTCTATGGGTTATGCTTATGGTGGTGGAGTTGGTTCAATGATGCAACCAAGACAAAATTTTGCAGTAGGCGGTGGTGCAGATTATTTTCAACCTTTAGGTTATGATGAAGATGAAAGTATTACAGTAGAAGATTTTTCAGAAAGTTTTTCACCACCAATGTATAGACCAGTCAGATCAGTTGGGGGTGTTAAGTTAAAAGAAATGCCTGCAGGAGTAGATCAATCAGGAATAATTAGTGCAGCTACAAATATTATGAGTCCAGGTGTTAACACAATTGAAGGATCTTTAATTGATGGTGATGATCCAAGTTCTAGATATGCAGTTCAACAAGATTTTAAAAGCGATAGACCTTTTGACAGAGACTTTTCAGAATTTGATAAAGCAAGAATGGGACAACAAGATTTAGAAATTACAGACAGAAACAGAGGACAGATAATTGAAAGAGCTCCATCCACACCATTTGATCGAGGTATTACAATGGCAGATATTGCAGGACCCTCTACAATAGATAGATTTAGTAATTCAGTAGGACCTGTTCCAAATGTTGAAGCAACATATCAAGACATGGTTATGAATCCAGAAGGTTTTCCAAACGCATTACAAAATTTAGAAAGATTTCAAAATAACAGATTTGAAGATTTAGATTTCCAACCAGGTTATGATTTTAAAGATGCACGTAATAAAGTATCTAACTTAAAAGAACTATATCAAAACAGAAATTATTTAAATAATCCAAATTCAGGACCCTTTGGTAAAGATTTAGGTTTATCGTTAAAAGATGGAATTACTAACATTACAGATTATGCTAAAGAAAATCTTACTCCTAAAAATATAGCAACAAGTGTAGCGGGTGGTAAAATAGCTTCAGTTTTTGGTCTTCCTGCAGTTCTAGGTTCTTTTTTAGCTAGAAGTCTTTTTGGTAAAAAAGAAGATGAATTTGAAGGACCTTTTGATGATATTAACAATGATGGAGTTATTGATAGATTTGATAGAGCCAGAACAACTTTTGGTCAATCAAAAACTCTTAAAGAATATTTTGAGAAAGTAAAAGAAATTAAAGCACAAAAAGAAATTAAAAGACAAGAAGAAGCCGAAAGAAACAGAGCAGAAACAGCAGCTATTCAAGCTAGAGTTGACAGACAATATCGAGATCAAATGAATAGAGATGGTAGAGATTTCTCTGTAAGCGGTCCGGACACATCAGCTAACCCAACAGGTAAAAGTAACCAAGCTAGTTCTGAAAGAGGTTATGCATTACATGGGGCTAAAGGTGGTATTGTACCAAATGGTCTTTCTAGAAAAATGACAAGGTAGGCGCGGACCGTGGCTAATCCAATTTCTACAATAACTCCTGAAATAGAAAAATTTATAATAGATCTTTACAATAAAGAAAAAATTGGAGCTCAAGCAATTTCTGATAGATTAGCACTTCCTATAAAAGATGGAGGATTAAATGTTAAAATAAGTAGAGCTCCTATTGGTAAAAAAATAACTAAATTAAAATTTGATGGTGTTTTAAAAGATGTTCCTTATAAAGATAGAAAAGCTTCTATAGATCAACGAGGAGATTACTATGGTAAAAAAAGAAACACTTATCTAGATGTAAGAGAAGTTACAGATTTAGATAAAAAAAAAAAAAATTTAACTGTTCCCCCGGCAGCTAAATATAAAGTTGATTTTAAAATGCCTCAAGGAGTTACAAGTAAAATTCCAGAAAAATTTCGAGGCATTCAGTACTATAATACAAAAGAGGCGGCGGATGCAGCTATTGCTGAAAGAAAGAAAATACAGTTAGTAAAACCAGTAGATCCCAACACTGCAAATAAAACTGCTAACGCTAAAAAATATGCTTTAGTAAAAGCAGTGTCAGATAATAATATTGAAAGAAAATTAACAGATTTTAAAATTGGTCAACCTTTAGAAACAGCTCACCGTTTAAGTTTAAATCAAGTAAATAAAACTAATCAATTATATAATGTAATGAGTTTAGGTTTAGATAGTGACGAAGTAAATAATAAAGCAGTAAAGCCTTTTGAAAATAAATTACAACAATTATACACAGAACAAAATAAATTATATAAAAAAGCAAAAAATTTAAAAGTAATACCTAAAGATTTACAAACACAAATTGATTTTAATAATAGAAAAATTTCTACAGTTGTAGATTTAACAGATGGTAGAATACAAGGACTTCAAATTGACACTAAAACTTTAAAACCAACTGTGTATGGAACTAATTATGCGAATACTTTAGGTTTTGGAATGTATGACAAACCAGTAAAAGAATTAACAAAAATAGATAGAGCAGAAATTGGTTTAATTATGCAAGATCAAATTAAAAATGAAAAACTAACTTCTGATAAAACAGCTCAAAGTTTATTTAAAAATCAAGCTTTATTAAAAGACGTAGATAAATTAGCTTACAAATCTGCAATTCCTAGTTTAACAACCGCAGATAAAATTCCTGTTCCAGAAAAAACAAAAACTATGGACATGTTTAAGAATGCATTTAAAACTGTGGGCAAAGCAAAGACCGCGCTTCCCGCTGCAGCATTAGCTGCATTTGCAACGAGCGCCAAGGCAGACGATCCGGTTTATAATAGTGAGATTGGTGCAATAGTTAAACCAGGAACAGACGATGTTGAATCGCAATCCGGTCTCCTAGATTGGGCATCAAATAATCCCGAACCTCTTATAGCATCAGCGGCAATTGGTGGAGCAGGATTAACAACTGCAGGTAACACTATCTTAAAAGGATTATTAAAAACTTTAGCAGCGCCAGCTGTAGGTGCAGCAAACGCAGCCTATGAAATAAGTGAAAATTTAAAAGGTGGTGATAATATTTTAGAAGCAGTAGCTGATAAATCTGCTGGAGTTGGTTTAATGGGAAGCAGTGCATTTAGTAAAGGACTAGGATCATTATTAGGTGGAGCAAAAATAGCTAGATCATTAACACCCGTTGGCGCAGCGATGACCGCGGCTGGATTAGGTAAAGACTATTATGAATTTGCACAAGACGAGATTGAGAAAATGAATCAAATGAGTGATTATGATAGAGGAATATATAACGACATGTTGATGGATGATACCAACATTGACTTTTAATAAAACAACTGATAGACACTTTTCAGGTGTTGAATCAATTAATAATAGAGGATAGAATAGCCCATGGCTGAAATAGATAAAAGTTTACCGAACAATCCAATCGAAATAGATCTTCCAGAAGAAGAAACCGTAGATGCTACAGAAGCAGTTACAGATACTTCAATGGATGGAGAAACAAAAATTGAAATGGATGAAGAAGGTGGAGCAACTATTGATTTTGATCCAAATGCAGCAGATCCTTTAGAGGGTGAAGACCACAACTCTAATTTAGCAGAATTTTTAGAAGACAGTAATTTAGATCCATTAGGTTCAGAACTAATGGACAAATATAAAGATTACAAACAATCAAGACAAGATTGGGAGGAAAGTTATAGAGAAGGTTTAAATCTATTAGGATTTAAATACATAACTAGAACAGAACCTTTTAGAGGAGCAGCATCTGTTACTCACCCAGTACTTGCTGAAGCAGTCACTCAATTTCAAGCACAAGCTTACAAAGAATTATTACCCGCAGATGGCCCAGTTAGAACTCAAGTTTTAGGAGACATTACTGTTCCTAAAGAAGAGCAATCTAAACGTGTTAAAGATTTTATGAATTATCAAATTATGGATCAGATGAAAGAGTATGAACCAGAGTTTGATCAAATGTTATTTTACCTACCTCTATCAGGATCAACTTTTAAAAAAGTTTATTATGATGATTTACTGGGAAGAGCTGTAAGTAAATTTATACCCGCTGACGATTTAGTGGTGCCGTACTCTGCTACCTCATTAGAAGATGCGGAAGCTGTAATCCATGTTATCCGTATGTCACAAAATGATTTACGAAAACAACAAATCAATGGCTTTTATAGAGACATTGATTTGGGAGAACCGCCTATACAAGAAAATCAATTAAAAGATAAAGAGAGAGAATTAGAAGGTGTTACTTCTAATGGTACAGATGATATGTACACAATTTTAGAAATGCATGTCAATGTAGATTTGGAAGGATATGAAGATGTTAATCCTGAAGATGGTGAGCCCACTGGAATTAAATTGCCTTACATCATTACTATGGATGAAGCTAATGGAAAAATATTATCTATTAGAAGAAACTTTGAGCCAGAAGATCCTTTAAAAAAGAAGAAAGATTATTTTGTACACTTTAAATTTTTACCTGGAATGGGTTTTTATGGTTTAGGTTTAATTCACATGATAGGTGGATTAAGTAGAACTGCAACAGTTGCATTAAGACAATTGTTAGATGCTGGAACTTTAGCTAACTTACCAGCTGGTTTTAAAACCAGAGGTGTTAGAATGAGAGACGATGCACAGCCATTACAGCCTGGAGAATTTAGAGATGTAGATGTACCAGGTGGAAATATTAAAGATCAGTTTATGCAACTACCATTTAAAGGTCCTGATCAAACTCTTTTACAACTAATGGGTATTTGTGTTAGCTCTGCTCAAAGATTTGCAAGTATTGCAGATGCACAAGTAGGAGACATGAATTCACAAGCTGCAGTTGGAACTACAGTTGCTCTTCTTGAGCGTGGATCACGTGTTATGTCTGCAATCCACAAAAGATTATACGTTGGTTTAAAATCAGAATTTAAATTATTAGCAAATGTATTTAAAACTTACTTACCTCCAGAATATCCTTATGATGTTCCTGGTGCTGCAAGAAATATTAAAGTTTTAGATTTTGATGATAGAGTAGATATCTTACCAGTTGCTGATCCTAACATTTATTCTCAAACACAAAGAATTTCTATGGCGCAAGCACAATTACAACTTGCACAATCAAATCCTAAAATGCATAACATGTATCAAGCTTATAGATCTATGTATGAAGCGTTTGGTATTAAAAATATAAATGCAATCTTACCACCACCTCAACAACCTATTCCAATGGATCCGAGTCTAGAACATATTTTGTCTATTAGCGGCAAACCTTTTCAGGCTTTCCCAGGACAAGACCATAAAGCACACATTGATGCTCACTTAAGTTTCATGTCAATCTCTATGGTACAAAATAATCCAATGGCCATGATGGGTTTACAAAAAAATATACTAGAGCACATTAGTTTAATGGCACAAGAGCAAGTACAAATAGAATTTGTTGAAGAAATGCAAGAATTACAAATGATTCAACAACAATTAGCACCAATGATGCAAAACCCACAAATGATGCAACAGAATCCACAGGCAATGCAAGCTCAACAACGTGTAAAACAAATTACCGATATGATTGAATCTAGAAAAGCAGTGTTAATTGCAGAAATGACTTTAGATTATGCTAAAGAAGAAGATAAAATTAGCAGTGAAGT